TATAGTTTAAAAAATACAGGGTTTGCAGGGTTTTATTGTTTTTTCTACCTTTTACGCGTGAGAAAAATATATATAAAAAAAGATATGAAAAACGCCCAAAACCCTGCAAACCCTGCAAGTTGTAGTTTTTCGCGTATAATCGTTTTAATTGTGAGTTGCCATATTTACTCGTGCGAATACCAAAAATCGATTGTAGGGCAAATTTAGGGGGTTTACAAAGGGTTTGTATTGTGTTATAATAAAGTAAATCGTAGACATATAAAATATAAAGGAGTTGTGTATGAAGCGTGATATTGGGAAAAATCCGGGTGGGCGTCCTTTTACGCCAATCGATAAAGAGCAGTTTGAGCAGTTATGTGCTTTACAATGCACCGCTGTTGAGATAGCCAATTTCTTCCATTGCTCACATGACACCATTACTAATTTTTGCAAGGAACAATATGGTGGGAAAACTTTTGCCGAGGCGTTTGCTGAATTGCGTTCGCCCGGTTTAACCTCATTACGCCGTAACCAATTTGCTATGGCGGAGAAAAATGTTGCTATGGCTATTTGGCTTGGGAAACAGTATCTAGGGCAAAAGGATAATATCGGTGTATCGGGCAATTTAACAGTTGAGGATGATCCGTTAACCAAGGCGATCAAGGACGGGTTTTAATATGGGTGTATATGCGTATATGTGTATGTATGGGTGCAAATAATGGCATTTAGCGATAAGCAAAAACAAATATTCAAGTTTGGGTTTACCAAGTATGATGCGTTAATTGCTGATGGTGCGATACGTTCGGGTAAGACATCCGCCATAATGATAGCGTTTGTTTTGTGGGCGATGGACAAATATAATGGTATGAATTTCGGTATATGCTCAAAAACCGTTCGTTCGTGTGAGCGTAATATCATAAAGGTATTATTAGGTGTTGTGTATTTACAGACGCATTTTACCTTGCATTACACAAGCACGGAGGGCTTATTAACCATATCACGAGGGAATAAAATAAATTATTTCTATGTGTTCGGTGGTAAAGACGAGGCATCGTATATGATGATACAAGGCATTACGCTCGCTGGCATATTGCTAGATGAGGTGGTGCTTATGCCTAAATCGTTCGTCGATATGGCACTCGGGCGTTGCTCTGTAACGGGTAGTAAGTTTTGGTTTAGTTGTAACCCTGCATCACCTAACCACTGGTTTTATAACGAGTGGATCAAACAAGCACAGAGCAAAAATGCGTTATATTTACATTTTACCATGGACGACAACCCATCACTCGCACCTGTTATTAAGCAACGGTATGAGATGATGTATGAGGGGGTATTTTATGAGCGATATATACGTGGGCTATGGGTTAAGGCGGAGGGTGTTATTTATCGTAAATTTGCTGATAGCCCGGAAAGGTTTATACTCGATACTGTGCCGGGTGATTTAGTGCTTATAAATGTTGGTATTGATTTCGGTGGTAATAAATCGGCAACCACATTTATCGCAACGGGCATCACCACACGTATGCGTAATGTCGTAGTGCTTGAGGCAGAACGGCACGAGGAGGAGTTATCGCCGAGTGAGTTGGATGACAAATTTGTTGCATTTGCCGAGATGGTTTATGCCAATTACGACCGGGCATTTAAGTGCCGTGCGGATAATGCCGAACCCGTTTTAATACGTGGGCTTAAAAATGCAGCATTGCGTAATAGATTACATTGTAACGTTGTGCCGGCGCTAAAGCGTGAAATAAACACTCGCATTGACCTTGTGTTGCGTTTAATGGGCTTGGGTAGGTTTTTTGTAATGCGTAAATGCAAAACCGTTATAAACGCATTATCACAAGCAGTTTGGGACGATAACGATAAAAGACTTGATGATGGCACGAGTGATATTGACACGCTTGATGCGTTGGAATATTCCATCGAAGAATATATGAAGGAGTTGATAGATAATGATTAACGAGTTATTAAAGGGTGCAATACCGCAATCAGTGCATACTGAGGAGTGGTTGTCGTGGTATCGTGGAGAGGTGTTCGGGTTTCATAATTACCGCGTGTATAATGGGACGAATTATTTGGAGATGCGACGCAAAACGTTGCAAATGGCTAAAAAGGTATGTGAGGATTGGGCTAACGTGCTATTTAATGAGCGTTGTACGATTACTGTTGATAACAACGAGGTATTGCAAGAGGTGTTAAATAACACGAACTTTTGGGTTAAGGCAAATGAGGCGGTTGAGAAATCATTCGCACTCGGGTATGGTGCGTTGGTGGTAAACGTGGTGGGGTTACGTGTCGGTGAGGTAACAGGTCGTGTTGACAAGTCGAGTGCCAAGGTCGAGGTTGATTTCGTTAATAAAATGAAATGTTATCCGCTTACCGTGCATAACAAGCAAGTTATTGAGTGTGGGTTTGTCGCACGTAATAGTGACGGAACGAACGTGTCGATACACCGCAAAAACCAGCAAGGCAATTATGTGATATATAATTATGTGCTTGACGCGAGTGAACGTGTTATCGAGCAGTATGAATTTGATACGCTATCTCCTTTGCCGTGGTTTCAAATCATACGTCCGAATATATCAAGCAACATATTATCTGTCGGTATGGATGAGGAAATCGGTATAAGCATATTTGCTAACTCACTCGATACGTTAAAAGCAATTGATAACAAATATGATGGTTTTGACCTTGAGTATGTGCTTGGGCGTAAGCGTATGTTTATCTCATCAGAGGCTTGGACGGTAAACAAGGTCGATGGTGAGATGGTAAGGACGTTTGATCCGTATGATGTGCTATTTTACCATTTACCAGATAATGATGACGGAAAGCCATTAGTGACTAATAAGTCGGACGATTTACGATATGACGCATATATCAAAGGTATAAACACTGAATTATCATATCTCGCTAGCAAGTGCGGTATGGGTGAAAATTATTATAAGTTTGACGGGTCGGCTATTGCAACCGCAACGCAGGTTATAAGTGAAAACTCGACGTTATATCGCTCGATCAAAAAGCACGAATTATTACTTGATGGTGTATTACGTGGGATTATTAAAGCCGTTATTTATGCAAGCAACACGTTTACGGACAACCCGATCGGCGACGATGCAGTAGTTATCAAATTTGACGATAGCATTATCGAGGATAAAGAGACTGAGATGCAACGTGACCGTTTGGATGTGGCATCGGGTATTATGAGCAAAGTTGAGTACCGCATGAAATGGTATGGCGAGGACGAGGAAACAGCAAGCGGTAAAGTTGACGAGTTATATGACCGATTAAATCGTTATATGCCAGCATTAAGCAATGGTGCTATTACACCGGAGATATTTGTTGAGCAGGTTTATGGTGACGGGCATCAAGACGTGGTTGATTATATTAAAGAGTTTTTGGCGAGCGGGAAGCAGTTGGATGTTGAAGCGATTTATTCTGGCAATAATTAGTTTATTATTATTGTGTGGTTGTGGTAACGCAGGTGAGTCGGTTACCGAGCCATATTACGTATATCAACGTGAGTTGGTTTGGGATACCCAGGAGGGTGACGAGTATTATTTAGTCGTGTATAACTTAGATGATGTCGAGGGTTTACCGCTAAAGGATTGGGTGTTTTATAAGTGGCAAGTTGATAAAATTACATTTGATAATGTGGAATTAGGTGACTGCTTATGGATAACAAGAAAATAGACGCAATTAGCGAAACCATGCGTGAGTTATTTGAAGCAACGCAAAATACCACGTTAATTGATGCACACACACGGTTATTGCAGGGCGTTAATAAAATTGATTGGCGTGAGCAACAATTAGCAGCGATGGGTGCGTATAAGCGTAAGTTAAAAGACAATTTAAAGGTTGTTGAGGAAGACATAAATCACGCTATTGACCGTATTCCAAATATAAAAGTCAACAAATTAAAAGACATAAACAGACGTGCGTTGGCTGGGTTAAGTGTCGCCATGGGCGATTATATGCAACGATCAATACAGCGTATATATCGGTTAAGCAAGACACAGCCGTTGTATGATGCTATTTTAAAGCAAACTCAAATGGGTATTGATAAAGCCGGACCGAAGATATACGCGAATGGACGCAAGGTCGGTTATAAAGAGTATATGGAAATGTCAACACGTACGACCGTACAAAACGAAATTGGTGAACAAACGCTTGACAGCGGACGTGATGCAAAGGTTATATTTTACACGACCACCGTATATGGTGATAGTGCTGGCGATCATGCACCATTACAAGGCAAGGTGTATTATGATGACCGTTGGGAGTCGTTCGGGTATAATGGCGATGTGAGTGACCGCATAAAGCAACTTATACGTAGCAAGCGGATGATGAGTATCCAAGATGCACGTGGTAAGCCGTATTGGTTAAGCACTCGTCCTAATTGTCGGCATAATTTTGTGGCAATAACGATTGAGCAAGCAGGGTTAGAAAATCCCGCTAAATCACTCGGTATTGTGCGGGGGTCATATAAGCCGGACAATTACGATAAAACGCAAGAGCAACGAAAAAACGAGCGCAATATAAGGTTTTATAAGGCACGGTTAGAACAGAACGAACGGTTATATGCGGTTGCACCAAGTGAACAGTTGCAACGGCTAATCACTCAAGACCGTGCTAATGTCAGACATTGGCAAGGGGTACAGCGTGAGTTAATCACAAAAAACCCTAATATATTAGAGCGTGATTATCGTCGAGAAACTCGTAATGTGATATTACAGGATTTGGGTGTTAAGTATAATCTAACTTAATGTTTACATAACAACGCAAATATGTTATAATAAATTGATGGTAACTTGCCACCTTTAAGCAAGGCAAAAAATTAGGAGGAAAAAACTTAATGGATGAAAACAACAATGTGGTAAATCCAACCACACCAACACCGACACCGGCAACTCCGCCAGTTGACAAAACGTTCACACAAAAAGATGTGGATGAAATTGTGATCACTCGCTTATCAAAAGAACGTGCTAAGATTTACAAACAACTTGGCATTGAGGATGAAAATAAAATTGAGGATTACAAGACACGTGTATCAGGTTATGATACGTTAAAGCAAGAATATGAAACGTTAAAAATTGAGGTTGCTAAAAGTAGAAAAGTTAATGCGTTACAGGGACTAAATGCGGATGATGATTTTACGGATTATTTGCTGGGAAAAATTCAAGGTGATGGTGATGAGTTTATTGCCAATGCTAAAAAGTTTTTAGAAGCAAACCCTAAATTCAAAAAAGATACATATCGTCAAGTAAACGCAAGCGTTGACGTAAACAACGGGAACGCATATCCGGAACTTGACAAAATGACAACCGAACAATATTTAGCGTGGAGGGCAAAAAATAAGTTATAGGAGGAAAAAATAACAAATGCCAAACACAATTTTAACACCAACAGTTATCGCCAATGAGGCGTTAGCAATTTTGAAAAACCAAACAGTATTTGCCGATTTGGTACATACTGATTATTCAAGTGAATTCACAAAGGTTGGCGATACGATTACCGTTCGCACACCTGCAACATTAACCGCTGCCGATTTTACAGGTAGTGCGTCAAGCCAAACACTGACTGAAGGTTCAGTTACCGTTAAACTAGATAAATTCAAGGATGTATCGGTTGATATTACATCAAAAGAGAGTTCATTATCATTACGTGATTTCAGTAAGCAAGTCATTGAGCCTGCTATGGTTGCGTTAGCACAAGCAGTGGACGTTGATATTGCAAATCACATTTTTGGTGCAGCAGGAAATGCGGTTGCAATTGCATCGGCAACACCTACAACACTTGCTGATATTGCTAGTGCAGCAAAAGCACTTGATATTGCAAAAGCACCTATCCCTGATCGCCATTTAGTATTATCACCAACACATAAATATCGTTATGCGTTAACGACTAATTTGAGTGCGGTAAATTATGCTGGCTCGAATGAAACACTACGTGATGCGTTATTAGGTAAGGTTTACACGCTTAATACATACATGGATCAAAACGTTCCTGCATCAACTGCTGCTACAAGTGGTACAGCGGTTGGCACAATTACCGTTGCATCGTCAAATGATTCCGGTGAGGTTGATTTGACTGATGGTAGTGCTGCAACTGCAACATTTAAAATTGGCGATGGATTTGTTTATTTAGGCAAATTATATCGTTTCACTGAAGATGTTACATTGGTCAATAGTGCGAAAACATCAATGAAAGTTTCACCTGCATTCCCATCTGGTGTATCAACACCGGTTGCGTGTGCAATCGTTCGTGGGTCTAACTCGGTAGCGTTCCATCGCAACGGTGTTGCACTGGTTACTCGTCAATTAGATTTACCAATGGGTGCTGCACGTGCGGCTATTGCTAACGATGGTAAATTAGCAGTTCGTGTTGTATATGGTTATAGCCAAACAACAAAGACTGACACAATTTCATTCGACATTTTATACGGTATCGCAACATTACGTAGCACATTGCTTGTAAGATTAGCAGATGCATTTTAATGGTTGATTTTTAAGGGTGAGGGTATATTTTGCCCTTGCTCTTAATTTTTTAATAGGAGGAAACAATGTATATTACACGAGATGATTATATGAATTTCAGCGGTATCGATTTACAGATTGAATTGCGTGGTACAGCAACGGACAACCCATCACGAGCAGTCGAAATATTTATTGAGCGTGTTGAGGGGTGGGTGCTTGATTATTTAGCGTATAAGTACAATTTAACAACGGCACATGAGGAATTTGACGCAACGGTATTTGGCAATGCGGTGCTACACCAAATTGATTATATTAGGCGTAATGGTGAGTTATCGATTGACACGGTTGCAGCGGGCAAGGTGCTAGCACCTAATGCTTATAACGTGCTAAAGGCTGGTGGTATGTGTAATAGTGTGCATCATAGGGTTGAGGATATATTATGGCAATAGATTTACGCCAAACACGTAACGAGAAATTAACACGGTGCAAATATTATGCACCGGAGTATGTTAATAATAATAAGTTAACGCAAAATGCTGAGAGTGCGGGTATATTTTATGCCAAGGACAGCGTACCATTTAGCAAGACGTCAATTGCCATGGGCAACGCGTTAATAACACAAATCACGGGTGAGATTAGCACTAATGATTACGTGCCATCGTTAAGTAATATGTGGTATGTGGATTATGGTGGCGATTTATATCTTGTTGAGAGCGTTGTTGTTGATGATGCGAATAAAACGAAACAATTTTCATCACGCCCGGCATCCGTGACGACGATTAGGTTGCGACGATGAGCGAACAAGCATTTTGGCAGTTAGCATATACCCAATTACTCAATATGTGTCCACGTGATACGCATAATATGGTCAACCACATAACGCTTGAGGACCGTGGGGATGTGTGGGTTATTACGATATCCGGACCAACGGCTAAATATGATTATGCAAAAGCGGTTAATTACGGGTTAAACGCACAGGCACAAGGGCGTACGATGTCAGCCAAGGAGCAACGCAATTATATGTGGGTTGAGCGTGCGTTGGCACAAGCGGCGGAGGTATTTGGTGAGGTGAGATATGAAATACAGTGAGTATTTACAAAGCATTTTAACGACAGTTACGGTAACAGATGAATTGACGTATGTTCATAACGGCGGTGGTGTTGCGGTAGTGGTTAAGTACCTTAATGGGACAAATTATCGTGATAGTGTTGTGCAACCTATACAATTACTTATATATACCGATGATGTTATGACGACAAAGGCGATATTTGATACGTTTACGAAGACGTATAACAACGTACCATATACAGATGATTTCACATACGTTAACCAATTATACTCGACGCCGATGGTCGTTAGCAATTTTGGGCAAATAGGTAATAATTATTCAAGCCAGTTGATCGTTAATGGCACGCTTATTATAAGCGAAAACATAAGCGATATAAAACAAGTGCTAATTGATGGTTATATTGTGGAAACAACATCACGTATTATTACATACGTGGGCGTGGTTGATAATACACGTGTCAGTGGTGCAAACCTAAACACTAGCAATATCACACAAGCAAATTTACGGTTTACGTTTACCATTTTGGGTAAAGCAACGCCGTTATGGACTAAATTACGCCGTATTAGAACGGGGTTATTAGACATCGACACATCATTTACGCTCGTATTAAATTATACCGATAATAATGAAAGTGAAAGTTATGTTGTGAAATTAGATAGCAGTGCAATCAATAGCGAAAACCAAGCACTCCCATCCGCAACAATATCTTTTATTAAGTGAGTATTATATGGCACAAATTGATGTAATTATCCACAAAGATACGGAGCAACGAGCGGTTGCAGTTGAAAATCAACGAGCATTGATGGTTGAGCCGGGTAAACCTAATTTACAAACACAAGCAATAAATACGGCGTTGATTGACGCTGGGCGGTCGATTATAATGCAAGGTATGTCGCATTATGGTGATTTAACGGGCGATTATATGTCGCAAGCACGGGTTAATGAGGCGTTAGGGCTTGCAGGTGATGTGCTGATGATTGTAAAAGGTGGTGTGGTTGGTGCGATAGCGGTCGGTGCTAAATACGCTACACAAGCGATAAATAGTATGATACAACAGCGACAAAATAACATACGTGTTGATTATATGCGTAAACACACAGGTTATATTGAGGCGAAAGGAAGCAGATATGGTGATATTACTTAATGGTACGGCAATACCGTACAAGGACGGTATAACGATAACTGAGCGATACAATGAAACGCTTGATGTTGGACAATTGGTTATACCACAAGTTGCTGAGTTTGCGGTTGAGCCGATGGACGTCGTGCAAATCGACAATAAATATATGCTCGTGTCGAGCGTAACAAAACGTGTAAGCAAATGGGTAGCACCTAAAGAGTACAATTACGAAATAGGGCTAATATCACCAACGATTAAATTACAACGTATCACATTGCCAAATCGGTCAATTACACAGCGAGTAGGTGGAACGCCTAAATATTTAATCGATATTATAAATCAATACGTGCAAATGTATGCACCACAATTTAGCGTTGCACAGGCAATTGTCGATAAATGCGATGGTGTGCTATGCCCTGAATTTCAATGGAATCGCCCGACGTTGTTTGAGGTTTTGAACGATTTATTGAGCGTGGTTAATTGTGTGGTAACCGTGCCAATATATACAACAATGGGAATTGGTGTTATATCGTGCCTTGATTTAGCAACACGTGGAAGTGCGATACCTGATACATACCTTAATAATTTAGAAGAAACGCACACGATTGAAGAATACGCATCACATCTTGAAATAGAAGCGGAAAACGCCGTTGTAAAATATAAGAATACATCAACCATTGATTATGTAACGGCTAGGACAACGCAGGATGTATTTCTCAATACAAGCAATTTAGAAATTGTTGTTGATAAACCGATATATAAGGTGAATAAGGTATTGTTTAGGTATGTTTACGAAATATCGATGGGTACATGGGTTATTTTAGAGGCTGATATTACTGAAAAAGTTGTTGAAAAAAGTATTTACGATTTAATGGCATTGTCAAATAGTACTGGTGATGTTGCGGGTGAATATAAACGGGATCGATTATATTATGTTGAGGGTAGCAATTTTATTGGTGGTTTGGGGTATAGTGAAAGCACTATTTTTGGAATATCATCAAATATTGCTATTGTTAATATATTACGTAATATAATCCCATATCCAACTAATGTTGACATCCCAACGAGTGGACCACATATATTTAATTTTGTTTATTATGTGGAATATACCACAATTGACAACGTTAAATTTAAGACCGAAAAGCAAGTACCGTATAAATATGAGAGTACGCTAGTTGACAATCAAGACACGACTTACGTTGACACAAACGCTCTTGCAAATCGTGAACAGCAAAGAATAAATCGTATGGGCAATGCCGAGATAATTATTACTGGCAAATGTCCGTTATTAGCAAATGTCCCGGCGTTGGCACAGACACGTGGAGTATATGTATTAACCGAACGAACGTATGTGCTATATAATAATTATGTGCAATTTAGTGGTAAATTAAGCAAATATTACGCTAGCAAATATATGTTCGCGGGTATTAACACAAAACGCCGTTATACGAGGTTGGCGAGTGAGAACGAGGCGTTAATGAGTAATCATTTGACACGTATTGAGTTAACATTTGCACAGAC